TTGGTACTTTAACTGACAAGCCGCGTAAGGGTAAACGGGTTGATGGTACGCCATACTTAAAACAATACAGATGGCGCTGTACATTTAGGGATGCTTTTTATGTGTGTTGCTTAATCTGGCCCTGGGCACATACAAAGTTACCTAAGATCCAACAAGTTATTGAACACTACACTACCAATGGTAGAGAAAATGTGGTAGACCTAACGGAGTATAGAGTAGCTAGAGAGTTAGGAGTAGAATGACATTAAGAAAAAAATGGAAAAAGAAAATAGATAATAAAACTTGCACTAGATGTGGTAAAGAATATCCAAGAACAGAGGAGTATTTTTATGCAAAAAAACATGGTTCTTTAATGAACGCTGTTGAATATGACTCTCATTGTATTGAATGTAGTAATAAAAGAAGTGCAGAGTATAAGGAAAGAACTAAAGATCAACGTCGTAAATCAGATATAGCTTACAAAGAAACTGAAGAAGGTTTTTTCAAAGAGATGTATAGTGGAATTACTAGATCTAAACATGGTCATCAGTTTAAATCTTACGAGGAATTTTTTGATTGTTGGAAGAAACAGCAAGAGTTTTATGGTTTGAACTGTCCTTACTATCCTTGGATTCAAATGACTAGAATTAAAGGTAAAGGTAAAGCGACTGACACTAACATATCAAAAGACAGAATACTTTCCTCTATGCCTTATGGACCTAAGAATATTATGTTTGTTTCCTGGAAGGCTAACAATGAAAAAGGAAATATCTCACCTTATCTTGCAACTAGATATCTAGAGTTTGTTAACCGATCTGAATACTGTAAGAGTGTGACTGAGTATGAATTAATGTTTTTAAATAGTAATCACAGTAGAAGATTTGATAATGATTTAGCTATGATATTATCTATTGTTGATTCAAACAAAGAATCGATGGATTTGTATATAAATTTTATTAAAAAACTAAAAGCAATGTGTGAGGCTGAACCTTCACAGATTAGAAAAGATAACTAATGATGAATGACGAAGATATAAAGGAGTATCATGCAATTGGAAAAAATATTAAATGGAATAAAAAATACAATTATCTGGATCCTGTCCGCGTTGATGGCCCTGACGGACGTGTTTATTCTGCTAATAATGAGAAGCTACCGAGTGTTACGACTATACTGGGTGCTACTCGTTCGAAGGAGAAGGAACAAAGTTTGTCGAGATGGAGGCAGAAAGTAGGCGAAATTGAGGCAGACAAGATAAGAGACAACGCAGCCGCGAGAGGTACGATTATGCACCGGATTCTTGAAGGATACATCAAGGGTGAAGGACATATGGATATGACAGAGCTTGGCCAAGAGGCAGGCACCATGGCCCAAAATTTGATTGATAGTGGCTTTAAGAACTCCATAGACGAGGTGTGGGGTATGGAAATGATGATGTACTACCCCGGACTATACGCTGGAGCCTGTGACATCGCTGGAGTTTATGAAGGTAAAGAGGCCATAATGGATTTCAAACAGTCTAATAAATTTAAGAAACGTGAATGGATTGACGATTATTTCATACAGACTGCGGCCTATGCCGTGGCTCATAACCATGTGTATGGCTCTAATATTAACTCTGGAGTGATTCTAATTTCTGTTAAAGATGGTACTATATTAAAATACGTGTCATCTGGTAAGGAATTTCAAGGCTTTATGTTCGAATGGTTAAGAAGAGTTGACCTATATTACAAGAATCA